TTTTTGGATATTACTCCGTATATATGCTTAATAACATATATACCCGGAAAATCTCTTAGGTAGAGGTTTTAGTAATTTTTAGTCCCCATTCTTTTTCTAGAATCTAAAGGACTTTCTCCAGTTAGCTACTGGGGGGTATTCCTCCACCATAGACGTACAATGAGGATAAAACATCATACATCAATCTAAAATAAAATAATGAAAAAACAATTATATAACATAACAGTTAAGCTATGTTCTATTGTATTTCCAACTATTAATACTTTAGACTATCTTAATCAATATTTTAAATTATTAAATAGATTATTAAATACTCAAGGTTTGATAAAAACCGTAAAGTATTTAAAACAATGTAGATTACACTGTACCAGGTACATGTGTGGATCTCCACTTCTATTTAATAAGTTAAAAATTGGTTTAGATACTGATGGATGACCAAAACAATTAATTTTTCTTAAACCTTTAGCTAAAGGTTCTTTAGAACAAAGAAAGTTTTTAATGACTATTCTTTGTTTGTCGAGAACTCTTAAAGCTGAAGGTAAAGAAAAATTAAAAATCAAACCTGATTACGAATCAATAACGAAACCAGGTAAAATAGTAAAAACTATTCCAACTGGTTTCATTAAAGAATTCGTATCAAATTACAACCTCCATATGGAAAAACCAAAATTTGATATAAATAATATTTATTTATCAAATAAGGCTGGTCCTAATGGTAAGGCAACAAAAACTGCTTACAGTTCTTTATTGTCTTATAGTTATGATTTGATGGCTTCATTATTTAAAATAACTGACCAATCAGGTATTGATTATTTCCAAAGTCAATACAATTATGCTTGGGAAAAGAATTTCCCTTCGCAAAAATTGGGTAAACTTTCATTTATTTATGATCCTGAGTGTAAATTAAGAATAGTTGCAATAGTAGATTACTATACACAACTTTTCCTTAAACCTATACATGAAAAGATTATGAATAAACTTCAAAATCTACCATGTGATAGGACTTATACTCAGAGTCCTTTAAATAAATGAAAGGACGATGGAAATATGTTTTGATCTATAGACCTATCATCAGCAACAGATAGATTTCCAATTTCACTCCAAAGGAGACTTCTTGAGATAGCAATATCTAAAGAAGTCGCTGATGGATGAAGTTTTATTCTATCTGATAGGAAATTTGAAACTCCAGAGGGTAACCTAGTTCAATATAGAACAGGTCAACCTATGGGTTCTTATTCTTCCTGAGCTGCCTTTACACTTACACACCATTTAGTTCTGCACTGATGTGCAAAACTTAATGGCTTAGATAATTTCTCAGATTATATAATTCTTGGTGATGATATCGTTATAAAAAACGATAAAGTCGCAAGAACTTATATGAAATGAATGAATTATCTAGGTGTTGAATTATCTGATAGTAAAACACATGTATCATTTGATACTTATGAATTTGCTAAAAGATGGTTCTGTAAAGGAAGAGAATTTACTGGATTACCAATGAATGGGATTGTCGAAAATATCGAAAATCCTTTCATAGTAATGGTAAATCTCTATGACTTTTACAAAGTCAAGGGAAATTACCTAGGTTCTACCAAGAATCTTCCATGTATATTATCTTCTCTTTACAAAGGTTTAAGTCTTAAATTATCGAAGAAATTCAATAATTCAAGATTTAAAATGAAGATCTATACTTTCCATAAATCATTGGATTATTCATTCGGATATTTAACATATGATTCTCTTAGAGAATTATTATGTTTAAATATTAAGAATGAACAATTCATGATCCCTGATGAACAATTAATTCATAATACATATGATGATGTTGTGGGTCAGGGTATGGGAAGTTCCGTCAAAAATAGTATGGTCTCTTTAAACAATTTGGCATCTAAAGTTATAGAAAATAAAACAATCTATAATTTAGAGGATCCAAATGAGTTAAGAAATTATCCTATTTTTAAAGGAATAGTTAATTACATTAATAATTACAAAGACTCTGTAAGTAAATGGGATGTTAATCATCTCAATTACAGACAGAAATCTAAAGAATTATTAATGCTGAATATTGATAATGTATTTGGTAAAGAGAGAAATAAAACACTCGAATTACTAAATACAGGAAAAATATTCAGTCTTGGATTTAAGAAAATAAATGAGACTGATGAGATTATGTACGGTTCTTCAATAGGAGAATCTACATATTCTTACAATCTAGATTTATTTAACTTAATCCAAAATAATTATTCTATTGATCTAAAGAAATTAAAAGAACTGGACGAAGGTACATATAAGGAACCGGTTAAACAAACACCGGCTTCTGCATATGATGCCTACGCTAACTTCTTTAATTAGTTAGAATGCAATAGACATAGATCCTTTTATAAAGAAAAGGAGGGTATACTATAGTTATAATAATGGTAACATTATTATATGTAAGGTATACGATCA